TAGACAAATTAATCCAACTATAAGTTTATATCTGGCTCCTGATACGAGCGCAGTGACTAATATATTCTATTACTATCTTGCAAGAATCGAAGATGTAGGTGCATATACTAATACTTCAGATATGCCATTTAGGTTTTTTCCATGTATGGTATCTGGATTAGCATTTTATTTATCACAGAAGATTGCACCTGATAGAATACAAGCATTAAAATTATTATACGAAGATGAATTAAAAAGAGCATTAGAAGAAGATGGACAAAGAACATCTGTTTACATCACACCTAATGTTTATTACCCACAAGGATCGTAATGGCTTACGCTAAGGGGAAACATTCACAATCCATCTCAGATAGATCAGGACAAGCTTTTCCATATAAAGAAATGGTTAAAGAATGGAATGGTTCATGGGTACATATTTCTGAATTTGAAGCAAAACATCCGCAACTTGATCCAAAGCCACACATGGCAGATCCTCAAGCATTGTGGAACGCAAGACCCCAAAGATCTTCACCAGTAACAGTGTACTTAGATCCTCAATATTGGGATGGACAATTTACATCAAATGGAATGCAACCTTCTACAAGTTCATTAGAAGAGAATAATAAAAGACAGTTAGGTACAAGAGTTGGAAAGGTAACAATTAGTATAACATAATGGCGACTTATAAATTTTATTATTCAACAACTGAAATAGCGTCTTTAGAAGAAAATTATGAGTCTTCTGAAAATATAAAAAATGTTGAAACGGCTTTTAGAAATGACAAAGGTAATGTAGAATCTATAACAAGAATAGATATAGTAGCTGACCCTGATGAAATTAACACAGATGAAGCTTTAGGATATGTGAGGACATAATGGCAATAAGTTATTCAGATTTTTTAACACAAGTAAGAAATTACACAGAAGTAGATTCAAATGTATTATCAGATACATTAATTGCACAGTTTATTAGAAATACAGAATTAGGTATTGCAGGTGCTGTTGATTATGATGAAACAAGAAAATACGCAACATCCTCATTTACAGCAGATAAAAGATATCTTGTTATGCCAGCTGATTTTTTAATTATTAGATCATTACAAGTGTTTTCTACAACTGATCAAACAGGTGATCGTAACTTCATGGAGAAGAGAGATACAAGTTTTATATCAGAGTATAATAGTTCTGGTGCTACAGGGGTTCCTAAATATTATGCAAATTGGGACGACAATAATGTCGTTGTAGCTCCTACACCAGATCAAGCATATGCGGTTCAATTGAATTATATTATTGATCCTCCTGGATTTACTTCTTCTAATACTACTTACTTGTCACAATATCAAGAATCATTACTATTACATGGCGTACTTACAGAAGCTTTTTCTTATCTTAAAGGGCCTATGGATATGTACAATCTCTACAAAGGCAAGTATAATGAAGAGATACAAGCGTTTGCTCTTCAACAAATGGGTAGAAGAAGACGTGCAGAATTTGATGATGGTGTGCCACGAGTACAAGTGCCTTCACCATCACCGTAAATATTAAAGGAGATTAATTATGGCAATAACACAAGCAGTAGCAAATTCATTTAAAAAAGAACTATTAGACGGAGTGCATGATTTAGCATCAGGTGGAGACGCGTTTAAATTAGCGTTATATACATCTCAAGCTACAATTAATGCAGCAACAACTTCTTACACAACTGGAAATGAAGTTTCAGCTTCAGGACAGTATGTAGCGGGTGGTTCTCAACTTCAATCACAACAAACATCAGTTGCGTCAGGTGTAGCAATTGTAGACTTTGCAGATTTATCATTTACTGGAGTAACATTAACAGCAAGAGGTGCTTTAATTTACAATAGTACTGATGGTAAGAAAGCAGTTTGTGCATTGGATTTTGGTGGAGATAAAACAGCAACAGCTGGAACATTCACTATTCAATTCCCTGCATTTACAACATCGGCAGCGATATTAAGAATTAGTTAAGGAGGATAGATGGCTCTTGTCATTAACGATAGAGTTAAAGAGACAAGTACCACTACTGGAACTGGAACTTTTTCTTTAGATGGTGCATCTCAAGACTTTGAAACATTTGTAGCAGGCGTTGGTACAGGTAATACTACGTATTACTGTATCGTAAACGCAGGTGCATCACCGTATGAATGGGAAGTTGGTGTTGGTACAGTAACCGATGCTACTCCAGATACGTTATCAAGAGACACTATCATTTCTTCATCTAACTCTGATGCTGCGGTTACTTTTACTGCAGGAACTAAAGATGTGTTCTGTACAATTCCAGCTAAGAAAACTATTTCACCAGTCATGGAAGCAACAGGTTATGTTGTAACTCATGCATCGACATTAGATCAAGACCAAACTCTAGATTCAGGCGTATTAGCAGGACCTGTTACAATTTCAGGTACACAAACTATAACAGGAACATTGGTAATTATTTAATGAGCAAAATAGAAGTAAATGCAATCGAACCACAATGCGGAACTACTTTAACGCTAGGTGCAAATAACGATAAAATTGTTTTAGGCACTGGAGCTTCTTTTGGTGGTGGAGTAGCAGCAATAAACTGGGAAACAACAGCACAAGCTGGAGATTTTGGAGCATTAAGTGGTAGAGGATATTTTGTTAATACTACAAGTGCACCAAGAACAGTAACACTTCCAGCAACACCTTCTGCTGGAGACATTGTAGCTTTTGCTGATTATGCATTAACTTGGGATACTAATAACTTAATCTTGGATCCAGGTTCAAATAAAATTAACGGAGATACAACAGATTATATAGTTTCAAGTGAAGGTAAATCTTTGACTTTGTTATATGTAGATTCAACGCAAGGTTGGAAAGTTGTAAATGATGGAAATTCAAATGCTGGAAGTCAAGCTCAATATATTGTAGCAACAGGTGGAACAATAACTTGTTGCGGAGATTACAAAATACACACATTCACAGGGCCAGGAACTTTCACTGTTTGTTCAGTAGGTAATCCTTTAGGATCAGATTCAGTTGATTATTTAGTTGTAGCAGGTGGTGGTTCAGGTGGATCAAGAAATGGTGGATCTGGTGGAGGTGGAGCTGGTGGTTATAGAGAAGGTTATAATCCAGGTTCTTACACAGCAAGTCCATTAGCAACAAGTGCTTTACCAGTTTCAGCATCGCCTTATCCAATTTCAGTTGGTGGAGGTGGAGCTCCGCAACCTTCATGCAATAGTGCACAAGGTAATGCAGGATCAAATTCAATTTTTAGTTCAATTACATCTACAGGTGGTGGCGGAGGTGGTGGTTTAAGTTCTGTAGGACCAATAACTGGTGGTGCTCCAGGTGGTTCAGGTGGTGGAGCTGGTATTGAAACAGATAATGTACCTTTTAGTTCTGCTGGATCAGGTAATACACCTCCTGTTAGTCCACCTCAAGGTAATCCTGGAGGAAATAATTTTGCAACAAGTTTTCCATCACCTAGTGCTGCAGGTGGTGGCGGTGGAGGAGCTGGCGGAGCTGGAGGTAATGGTAGTTCAGGTACTGGTGGTGGTAGAGGTGATGGAGCGATATCAGGTATTACAGGATCACCAGCAGCAAGAAGTCAAGGAGGAGCTGCAGTTAATTATGGTTCTCCTTTAGGAGGTGTAGGAGGAAATAATCCATCACCTGCAACAACTGATGATGGAGTACCTGGTGGAACAAATACAGGTGGCGGAGGTGGAGCTGCTGGTTCAGGTGCTAATAGTGGAAGTAGTGGAGCTGGTGGTAGCGGAATCGTAATAATAAGGTATAAATTTCAATAATTATGACAAGTACAATTAAAGTAAACAATATTCAAAATCAATGCGGAACTGCATACATACAAAGATGCGGAACTACAATTACCTTAGGTACAAGTGGAGATAATATTACTCTTGCTTGTGGAGCAACACAAACAGGATTCGGTCGTACAGGTACAGTGGATTGGGATACGACTGCAAAGACAGCTTCATTCACAGCAGTGAGTGGAACAGGATATTTTGTTAATACTACAAGTGGAGCAATAACAATGACTTTACCTGCAACTCCAAGTGCAGGTGATATTGTGGCTGTTAAAGATTATGCAGGAACTTTTGCAACAAATAATTTAACC